AGCAACATGATAATAGGTCATAACGGCGACGGTATCAACGAGGTAAAAGACGCGCGTGTTGATAATACTGGTTATGATCATAAGACATTGCAAGATCGTTTGTATCATGATTATTCAACACTAGATGCTTTCACTAAAAAGGTTGAGAAAGCTGTAGATGAACACTATAAAGAATATCAAGCGACAGAATACCGATTTGAACCAAAAGAGCAAGAACCGGAATTCATCACAGATTTATCGCCATATACTAACGCAGTAATGCAATCATTTTGGGTAGACCCTAGAACAAAAATTATTTACATGACACAAGCGCGTCCAGGCAATCATTACATGTTATCTAGATTGAAGCCTAATGGACAATTTATTGATAGATTGCTTGTTAAAAATGGCGGTCACGGCACACACAACGCCTATAGATATATCGGCAATGAGTTATGGATTTATTCAGCAGTGTTAGACGCTAACAACAATAACAAGTTTGTACGCTTTAAATACAGAAGCGGAGAAATAACTTATGGTAATGAAATGCAAGATGTCATGCCGAATATATTTAACGACAGATATACGTCAGCGATTTATAATCCGGTAGAAAATTTAATGATTTTTAGACGTGAATATAAAACTTCTGAACAACAAGCTAAGAACGCATTAAATTTTGTTGAAGTAAGAAGTGCTGACGATATTGATAAAGGTATAGACAAAGTACTGTACCAAATGGATATCCCTATGCAATACACATCAGGTACGCAACCTATGCAAGGTATTGCTTATGATGCAGGTATCTTATATTGGTACACTGGCGATTCAAATCCAGCTAACCCTAATTACTTACAAGGCTTCGATATCAAAACGAAAGAATTGTTATTTAAACGTCGTATCGATATAGGCGGTGTGAATAACAACTTTAAAGGAGATTTCCAAGAGGCTGAGGGTCTAGATATGTATTACGATCTAGAAACAGGACGTAAAGCACTTTTAATCGGGGTAACTATTGGACCTGGTAACAACAGACATCATTCAATTTATTCTATCGGTCAAAGAGGTGTAAACCAATTCTTGAAAAACATCGCACCTCAAGTATCAATGACTGATTCAGGCGGACGTGTTAAACCGTTACCAGTGCAAAACCCAGCATATCTAAGTGATATTACGGAAGTTGGTCATTACTATATCTATACGCAAGACACACAAAATGCGTTAGATTTCCCGTTACCGAAAGCGTTTAGAGATGCAGGTTGGTTCTTTGATGTACTGCCTGGTCATTATAATGGTGCGTTAAGACAAGTACTAACTAGAAACAGCACAGGTAGAAATATGCTCAAATTTGAACGTGTTATCGACATCTTTAACAAGAAAAACAACGGTTCATGGAATTTTAACCCACAAAGTGCTGGTTATTGGGAACATATCCCTAAGAGCATCACGAAATTGTCTGATTTAAAAATTGTTGGTTTAGACTTCTATATCACCACTGAAGAATCAAAACGTTTTTCTGACTTCCCTAAAGATTACAAAGGTATTGCAGGCTGGGTGTTAGAAGTAAAATCAAATACACCGGGTAACACAACACAAGTGCTAAGACGTAATAACTTTGCTTCTGCTCACCAGTTTTTCGTTAGAAACTTTGGTACTGGTGGTAATAGTGGTTGGAGCATAATAGAAGGTAAGGAGGTTGAATAATGGTAGTAGATAATTTTTCGAAAGATGATAACTTAATCGAGTTACAAACAACATCACAATATAATCCGGTTATTGACACAAACATCAGTTTCTATGAATCAGATAGAGGAACTGGTGTTTTAAATTTTGCAGTAACTAAGAATAATAAGCCGTTATCAATCAGCAAACATAATGCGATGACTAGTATTGTGCTTAAGACGGATAACTTCGATGATGAACACGGCGCTTATATTAGTGATGAACTTACAATTGTTGATGCAATTAATGGACGAATGCAATACGTTATCCCAAACGAGTTCTTAAAATACACTGGTCGAGTACATGCGCAAGCATATTTTACTCAAAACGGTAGCAATAACGTAATTGTAGAGCGTCAATTTAGCTTCAATATCGAAAATGATTTAATTAGTAACTTCGACGGCAAAACAAAGTTGGTTTATATCAAATCAATTCAGGACTTAACAGAAAGTGTTAAAGAAGAAGTTGAGGACTTAAAGAAAAGTTTAAGTGATACAAAATCGTTGGTTACTGAAATTGATAGTCGTATTAATCAAGGTATTCAAAGATTAGAAATTAAACAAAATGAAGCGGTACAGATGATTACAACAACACAAGACAAAGCCGTTCAATATATAAATAGCGAGTTCCAGAAAATTGTTGATAAAGAGCAAGCGATTTTTGAACGTGTTAACGAAGTTGAACAACAAATCAATGGCGCTGACCTTGTTAAAGGTAATTCAACAACAAATTGGCAAAAGTCTAAACTTACTGATGATTACGGTAAAGCAATTGAATCGTCTGAACAGTCCATAGATAGCGTTTTAAGCGCAATTAACACATCTAGGATTATTCATATCACTAGCGCAACAGATGCGCCAACATTTAAAGATATAGGCACTTTAGAGACGCCTAAAGAAGATGGCGTTGATGATGGTTCTGAAGTTTCAGCAACTACGAATACTTTAGGGAAATCAGGCTTGTTAGTTGTTTATGTTGTTGATGACAGTACAGCTCGTGCTACATGGTATCCAGACGATTCAAATGATGAGTACACAAAATATAAAATCGGTGGCACATGGTATCAGTTCTATAAAAAAGTTGACGAAGAATTAACGAAGAAATTTGTTGAAGAAACGGCTAACAACGCTTTAAATCAAGCTAAGCAGTATGTAGATGATAAATTCGGAACAACGAGCTGGCAACAACATAAGATGACAGAACATAACGGTCAATCAATCCAAAAGAACTTATATAACGCCAAAGGTAATTTAGAAGCATTGGGCGCTGGGAATTATTACGTAACAAGTGTGCCTGATTTACCAGGTATTGTTGAAAGTTACGAAGGCTACTTATCAGTATTTGTTAAAGATGATGCAAATAAGTTATTCAACTTCACACCTTTAAACTCTAAAAAAGTTTATACACGATCAATCACCAATGGTCGATTAGATTCACAATGGGCTACACCTAACGAACATAAAACAGCCGTGTTATTCGACGGTGCTGCAAACGGTGTAGGAACAAGGATTAATTTAACCGAAGCTTATACAAATTATGCAATTCTATTCATAAGCGGTACTTATCCAGGTGGTGTTATTGAAGCATTCAGTTTAACCTCTATACCAAATGCGATTCAATTAAGTAAAACAAATGTAGTTGACTCAGACGGTAACGGTGGTGGTAGTTATGAATGCTTAATAACTAAAGAAAGTGGTACGACGTTAAAAATCGATAACGATGTGTACCTTGATTTAGGCAGTAAAACAGGTTCTGGTGCTAATGCAAACAGAGTTACGATAAATAAAATTGTGGGGTGGAAATAATGAAAATCACAGTAAACGATAAAAACGAAGTTATCGGATACGTTAATACTGGCGGTTTACGCAATAGTTTAGATGTAGACGATAACAATGTGCCTATCAAATTCAAAGAAGAGTTCGAACCTAGAAAGTTCGTTTTCACTAACGGCGAAATTAAATACAATAGCAATTTCGAAAAAGAAGACGTACCGAATGCATCAAACCAACAAAGTGAATCAGATTTGAGTGATGAAGAACTTCGCGGAATGGTTGCAAGTATGCAAATGCAGGTGACGCAAGTAAACATTTTGGCGATGGAATTAAAGCAACAAAACGCTATGTTAACACAACAGTTGACTGAACTAAAAGCTGGTAAAACAAATACAGAGGAGGACGTTTAAATGGAGAAAATTAAGATGATTTATCCAACTTTCAAGGACATTAAAACTTTTTATGTGTGGGGTTGCTATAAAAATGAGCAAATTAAGTGGTACGTAGACATGGGTGTAATCGACAAAGAAGAATATGCATTGATCACTGGTGAAAAATATCCAGAGGCAAAAGATGAAAAGTCACAGGTGTAATGCTTGAGGCTTTTTAATTTAACACAAAGTAGGTGGCGTAATGTTTGGATTTACCAAACGGCACGAACATGAATGGCGAATTAGAAGATTAGAAGAGAATGATAAAACAATGCTTAGCACTCTCAATGAGATTAAATTAGGTCAAAAAACTCAAGAGCAAGTTAACATTAAATTAGATAAAACTTTAGATGCTATCCAGAGGGAAAGACAGATAGACGAAAAAAATAAGAAAGAAAACGACAAAAATATACGCGATATGAAAATGTGGATTCTCGGTTTGATAGGGACTATCTTCAGTACGATTGTCATAGCTTTACTAAGAACTATTTTTGGTATTTAAAGGAGGTGATTACCATGCTTAAAGGGATTTTAGGATATAGCTTCTGGGCGTGCTTCTGGTTTGGTAAATGTAAATAACAGTTAAGAGTCAGTGCTTCGGCACTGGCTTTTTATTTTGATTGAAATGAGGTGCATACATGGGATTACCTAACCCAAAGACTAGAAAGCCTACAGCTAGTGAAGTGGTGGAGTGGGCAAAGTCGAATATTGGTAAGAGGATTAATATAGATAATTATCGGGGCAGTCAATGTTGGGATACACCTAACTTTATTTTTAAAAGATATTGGGGTTTTGTAACATGGGGCAATGCTAAGGATATGGCTAATTACAGATATCCTAAGGGTTTCCGATTCTATCGTTATTCATCTGGATTTGTACCGGAACCTGGAGACATCGCAGTTTGGTACCCTGGCAACGGAATAGGTTCGGACGGACACACCGCAATAGTAGTAGGACCATCTAATAAAAGTTATTTTTATAGCGTTGACCAAAACTGGGTTAATTCTAATAGTTGGACAGGTTCTCCGGGAAGTTTAGTAAGACACCCTTATGTAAGTGTTACAGGCTTTGTCAGACCTCCATATTCAAAAGATACTAGCAAACCTAGTAGTACTGATACAAGTTCAGCATCAAAAGCCAATGACTCAACAATTACTGGCGAAGCGAAGAAACCGAAATTTAAAGAAGTTAAAACAGTAAAATACACTGCTTACAGCAATGTTTTAGATAAAGAAGAGCACTTCATTGATCATATAGTTGTAATGGGTGATGAACGCTCAGATATTCAAGGATTATATATAAAAGAATCAATGCATATGCGTTCTGTAGACGAACTGTATACGCAAAGAAATAAGTTTATAAGCGATTATGAAATACCGCATTTATATGTCGATAGAGAGGCTACATGGCTTGCTAGACCAACCAATTTTGATGACCCGCGTCACCCTAATTGGTTAGTTATTGAAGTATGTGGTGGTCAAACAGATAGTAAGCGTCAATTCTTAATGAACCAAATACAAGCTTTAATACGGGGTGTATGGTTGTTGTCAGGAACAGATAAAGAATTATCTGAAACGACGTTAAAGGTAGACCCTAATATTTGGCGTAGTATGAAAGATTTAATTAATTACGACTTGATTAAGCAAGGTATACCGGATGACGCAAAGTATGAGCAAGTTAAAAAGAAAATGCTTGAGACGTATATTAAACGAGATATATTGACACGAGAAAATATTAAAGAAGTAACGACAAAAACGACAATACGAATTAGTGATAAAACATCGGTCGACAGTGCATCCAGAAGAGGACCCACTGCATCAGACGAAAAACCAAGCATCGTTACTGAAAAAAGTCCGTTCACGTTCCAGCAAGCACTGGATAGACAAATGTCTAGGGGTAACCCGAAAAAATCTCATACATGGGGCTGGGCTAATGCAACACGAGCACAAACGAGCTCGGCAATGAATGTTAAGCGAATATGGGAAAGTAACACGCAATGCTACCAAATGCTTAATTTAGGAAAGTATCAAGGCATTTCAGTTAGTGCGCTTAACAAAATACTTAAAGGAAAAGGAACGCTCGACGGACAAGGCAAAGCATTCGCGGAAGCTTGTAAGAAAAACAACATTAACGAAATTTATTTGATCGCGCACGCTTTCTTAGAAAGTGGATACGGAACAAGTAACTTCGCTAGTGGTAGATACGGTGCATATAATTACTTCGGTATTGGTGCATTCGACAACGACCCTGATTATGCAATGAAATTTGCTAAAAATAAAGGTTGGACAACTCCAGCAAAAGCAATCATGGGCGGTGCTAGCTTCGTAAGAAAGGATTACATCAATAAAGGTCAAAACACATTGTACAGAATCAGATGGAATCCTAAGAATCCAGCTACGCACCAATATGCTACTGCTATAGAGTGGTGCCAACATCAAGCTAGTACAATCGCTAAGCTATATAAAAAAATCGGCTTAAAAGGTATCTATTTTATAAGAGATAAATATAAATAAAGAGGTGTGTAAATGTACAAAATAAAAGATGTTGAAACGAGAATAAAAAATGATGGTGTTGACTTAGGTGACATTGGCTGTCGATTTTACACTGAAGATGAAAATACAGCATCTATAAGAATAGGTATCAATGACAAACAAGGTCGTATCGATCTAAAAGCACATGGCTTAACACCTAGATTACATTTGTTTATGGAAGATGGCTCTATATTCAAAAATGAGCCCCTTATTATCGACGATGTTGTAAAAGGGTTCCTTACCTACAAGATACCTAAAAAGGTTATCAAACACGCTGGTTATGTTCGTTGTAAGCTGTTTTTAGAGAAAGAAGAAGAAAAAATACATGTCGCAAACTTTTCTTTCAATATCGTTGATAGTGGTATTGAATCTGCTGTAGCAAAAGAAATCGATGTTAAATTGGTAGATTATGCTATTACGAGAATCTTAAAAGATAACGCGACAGATTTATTGAGCAAAGACTTTAAAGAGAAAATAGATAAAGATGTTATTTCTTACATCGAAAAGAATGAAAGTAGATTTAAAGGTGCGAAAGGTGATAAAGGCGAACCGGGACAACCTGGTGCGAAAGGTGATACAGGTAAAAAGGGAGAACAAGGCGCACCCGGTAAAAACGGTACTGTAGTATCAATCAATCCTGACACTAAAATGTGGCAAATTGATGGTAAAGATACAGATATCAAAGCAGAACCTGAGTTGTTGGATAAAATCAATATCGCAAATGTTGAAGGGTTAGAAGATAAATTGCAAGAAGTTGAAAAAATCAAAGATACAACTCTCAACGACTCTAAAACGTATACGGATTCAAAAATTGCTGAACTAGTTGATAGCGCGCCTGAATCTATGAATACATTAAGAGAATTAGCAGAAGCAATACAAAACAACTCTATTTCAGAAAGTGTATTGCAACAGATTGGCTCAAAAGTTAGTACAGAAGATTTTGAGGGATTCAAGCAATCATTAAACAGTTTGTATGCAGATAAAAATCATAGTCATACAATCAAACAGATTGAAGGATTAGAAAATGCTTTATCAAAAAAATCAGACATAAATCACAGTCATGATGAACGTTATCTTTTATCATCAAATGCTTTTACAAAAGAGGAAGCAGATAAACTTTATCAACCTATCGGTTCTTCGCAGCCGTCACTGAATATTTGGACAGGCAGTGAAACAGAATATAATTATTTGTATCAAAAAGACCCTAATACACTTTACTTAATTAAGGGGTGATTTTATGGAAGGTAATTTTAAAAATGTAAAGAAGTTTATTTACGAAGGTGAAGAATATACAAAAGTATATGCTGGAAATATCCAAGTATGGAAAAAGCCTTCATCTTTTGTAATTAAACCCTTACCTAAAAATAAATATCCGGATAGCATAGAAGATTCAACAGCAAAATGGACAATAAATGGAGTTGAACCTAATAAAAGTTATCAGGTGACAATAGAAAATGTACGTAGCGGTATAATGAGGATTTCGCAAACTAATTTAGGGTCAAGTGAATTAGGAATATCAGGAGTCAATAGCGGAGTTGCAAGTAAAAATATCAACTTTAGTAATCCTTCAGGGACGTTGTATGTCACTATAAGTGATGTTTATTCAGGATCTCCGACATTGACCATTGAATAATTTTAAACGACTAATTTTTAGTCGTTTTTTTATTTTGGATAAAAGGAGCAAACAAATGGATATTAACTGGAAATTGAGATTCAAAAACAAAGCAGTACTAACTGGTTTAGTTGGAGCATTGTTGCTATTTATCAAGCAAGTCACGGATTTATTCGGATTAGATTTATCTACTCAATTAAATCAAGCTAGCGCAATTATAGGCGCTATCCTCACGTTACTTACAGGTATTGGCGTTATTACTGACCCAACGTCAAAAGGCGTCTCAGATTCATCTATAGCACAGACATATCAAGCGCCTAGAGATAGCAATAAAGAAGAACAACAAGTTACGTGGAAATCATCACAAGACAGCAGTTTAACGCCGGAATTAAGCACGAAAGCACCAAAAGAATATGATACATCACAACCTTTCACAGACGCCTCTAACGATGTTGGCTTTGATGTGAATGAGTATCATCATGGAGGTGGCGACAATGCAAGCAAAATTAACTAAAAAAGAGTTTATAGAGTGGTTGAAAACTTCTGAGGGAAAACAATTCAATGTGGACTTATGGTATGGATTTCAATGCTTTGATTATGCCAATGCTGGTTGGAAAGTTTTGTTTGGATTACTTCTAAAAGGTTTAGGTGCAAAAGATATACCATTTGCAAACAATTTTGATGGACTAGCTACTGTATACCAAAATACGCCGGACTTTTTGGCAAAACCCGGCGATATGGTTGTGTTCGGTAGTAATTACGGTGTAGGATACGGACACGTAGCATGGGTAATTGAAGCAACTTTAGATTATATCATTGTATATGAGCAGAATTGGCTAGGCGGTGGCTGGACTGACGGAATCGAACAACCCGGCTGGGGTTGGGAAAAAGTTACAAGACGACAACATGCTTACGATTTCCCTATGTGGTTTATCCGTCCTAACTTCAAAAGCGAAACAGCTCCACGATCAATACAATCTCCTACGCAAGCATCTAAAAAGGAAACAGCTAAGCCACAACCTAAAGCGGTAGAACTTAAAATTATCAAAGATGTGGTTAAAGGTTATGACCTTCCTAAACGTGGTGGTAATCCTAAGGGTATAATTATTCATAACGACGCAGGAAGCAAAGGGGCAACAGCAGAAGCGTATCGAAACGGATTAGTTAACGCACCTTTATCAAGATTAGAAGCGGGTATTGCGCATAGTTATGTATCAGGTAACACAGTGTGGCAAGCTTTAGATGAATCGCAAGTAGGTTGGCATACTGCTAACCAATTAGGCAATAAATATTATTACGGTATTGAAGTGTGTCAATCAATGGGAGCAGACAATGCGACGTTTTTAAAAAATGAACAGGCGACTTTCCAAGAATGCGCTAGATTGTTGAAAAAATGGGGATTACCAGCAAACAGAAATACAATCAGATTGCACAATGAATTTACTTCAACATCATGCCCTCATAGAAGTTCGGTTTTACACACTGGTTTTGATCCAGTAACTCGCGGTCTATTGCCGGAAGATAAACAATTACAACTTAAAGACTACTTTATCAAGCAAATCAGAGTGTATATGGACGGTAAGATACCAGTTGCCACTGTCTCTAATGAGTCAAGCGCTTCAAGTAATACAGTTAAACCAGTTGCGAGTGCATGGAAACGTAATAAATATGGTACTTACTACATGGAAGAAAATGCTAGATTCACAAACGGTAATCAACCAATCACTGTAAGAAAAATAGGACCATTCTTATCATGCCCGGTAGCTTACCAATTCCAACCTGGTGGATATTGTGATTATACAGAAGTGATGTTACAAGATGGTCATGTTTGGGTAGGATATACATGGGAGGGGCAACGTTATTACTTGCCTATTAGAACATGGAATGGTTCTGCCCCACCTAATCAGATATTAGGTGACTTATGGGGAGAAATCAGTTAGAATGACATAGTCATGTCTATTTAAGCAGGTGCGTTACATACCTGCTTTCTATTTACATTTAAAGATAAAATGTGCTATTATTTTACTAGAACTTTTTAACATTTCTCTCAAGATTTAAATGTAGATAACAGGCAGGTACTACGGTACTTGCCTATTTTTTATGCAAATTTAAAAAAACACTTGCTTAATAAACAATTGTTTAGTATAATTATATTTGTAGGTTAGTTGATGACTTACAAATTATGTGTAAGGAGGTGAAAAGCCTCATGCTAGACATAATAAAAACACTTCTAGAACATCAAGTATTGGCAGTACTGATAATTCCAGAAGTGTTAAAACAACTTAGAGAATGGCATCTCGGCTACCTAGACCGAAAGCCAAACAACAAAGATTAACATTATGCTTGGAGCCTGATGGCTCCTCCTTACACTTATATAATATAATATTATTTGGAGGTTTTCAATTATGACAGAACAAATGTATTTAATATTGTTTTTATTAAGCCTACCATTGTTATTATTTATCGGGAGAAAAACACATTTTTATTGTTTAGATAAAAAGAATGGACGTAGATAATATGAGTGATTATAAATTAAAAATAATTGAATTGATCAAAAGTGATATAACAGGTTACCAAATTCACAAACAAACTGGCGTAGCGCAATATGTAATTTCACAATTAAGGCAAGGAAAGCGCGAAGTAGATAACTTAACTTTAAATACAACTGAAAAACTATACAGTTACGCACGACAAGTGTTATAATATAAATGTGAAATGGTCATTCTTGAAATGACTCGGTCGCTACTGGCACAGACCGTTTAAAGTGTCACCACGACATGAACTTAGAATTCATATGACGTTGCTGACGAGCGACAAAGCTCTGTGTTCCTGGATGGGAGTAAGTTTGTGTGGTGGTACATAACAAGTCGCTGAAATATTTGCGACATAATAAAACATATTATCGGTTTTATTATGTGCTGCAGGCACACCTTAACCACCCATACTAGTTACTGGGTGGTTGTTTTTTTGTTCGCCATTATGTTCTGTCTACTAAACTCAGATTATTTTATATATTATTTATATAGACGTTGATGTAGGAGGAGAAAATATGGAGATAAATAAGGACATATTAAACAAGACAATTAGTGAATTCTCAAAAGGACGTAAAGATTTACTTATATCTGAATATACACAAATTATTGATAACGATGAAATAAAAGAATTGCAAATGAAAGAAATAGAAAATGTAATTGAATATGCACTTGATAAAGATTTTGACAAATTGTTAACTTCATTTAGAAATACAGAATATGACCAAAGTTATAAATATAGCGCTTTATTTAAAATTATAAATAAAGATGTCGGAGAATTATTAAGTGTTTTAGAAGAAAAGCGCAATTTAAAAATTAACGAAAATGACTATTTTGGGCATTATAATAGTGAAAAAAGATACTTTATTTTGAATTTTTTTAGAAGAGGTACAACTTTAGTGGGTAATGAAGCTATCACTAAAGAAAGAATACAAAGTGCAATTATAGTTTTGCACGAAGTGGATAAAGAATTATATTTTGAGATATCTGTAGATAGCATCCAGAATTATTATAGAAAAGATAGTACAAATTATTATTTGTCCATAATTGATAGAATTGTTAATTGGATATCACAAAAGCTCTTAATTACTTGTCAACCAGTTAATTTGAACTTTACTATTGATAAAATGAGGAAAAATCAAGAATCTGATTTTTTAGTTAGTGCACAATTAATGAATACAAATAATGGTGCGAAGGCTACGTTGGATTCGGCTAGCTCTACTACTATCATATTGCCTATTTTAGGTGAACTAAAAGAATTAATAGCAACAAATAAAAATTTGTTTAAAAACTCTGAAGAAGGGCTTGAAAAAATTAACGACTTCATTATAGAGTTAGAAGAAGAGTCTGACTTGCCTTGGGTTTCCTTGATTAATAAAACAAAAAAAATATCAATCAAGTTTTTATTTGAAAGTTATACCGGTAAAGATTATACTTTGTTAAACTACTATTATCACGAAAAGAAAAGGGAGGGTATGGATTATGTTACAAGAAAATTATTGTCGGAATACAATCAGGTCAATATTGCAAAAAACAAATCTGAAGAAACCTCTCTCTCGGGAATTTGAACAAAGTTTGATTAAAAATTTAAAACCGGGAAATAGAATTTATCCAGGAGTATACAACAGAAGATTTAATATAAGTATTAAAGAGATAGTTTTAATTATGAACGCGTTCATCGATAAAGATATTATTAATCTAAGGTTTCAAATTCAGATCGATGATGATTTAAAGCCTGAGATGTATACTTTAAAAACATTACCGCATTTTTATTATGATGACGAAAATGATATTGACATTGAACTAGATGAAAGAAATTATATACCTGTATACGAGGTTGTAAGATGACAAATGAAAAATTTGAAATTTTTAAAGAAGTATTAAAGCACACAGATAAATCAACAATAGAAGAACAGTATTTATTTTCAGAAGAGGATTATAAAAGGTTTGATTTGTATATAAAGAAATTAGAAAAAGATGATTTTAAAAACGCTAAAGAAAAAGGGGAATATTTTGAAGAATTTATTATTTTCATTTTAACATGTTCTAACATATTTGAATGTACTAAAAATATACGTACAAATACAAACGAAATAGATATTAGAGCTGAGTTCAGTCCTCCAGCTAAAGATATTGCTAAATATTATGATATAAAAGATACTAGCCCGATTTATTTTGAATGTAAGAACTATAGGACAAGCAAAATTAACGTTACTTATGTTGGTAAGTTTTTTTCTCTTTTATCAACAACGAATAAAAATCTTGGAGTGATGGTATCTCCTCAAGGTATTACTGGAACGCCTAAAGAATGGACAGACGGATATGGTTTATGTAAAAAAATTAGACTTAAATATAATATAAATATAATATCTATAAGTTATGAAGATTTATTTAAACTTAAAGAGAAAAGTATGTTTCAAATTATAAATGAAAAATTAACTTTTTTAGCGGAAGATTTTGATATAACTCAACATATAACTCAACACCCTTTAGAAGATGAATTTAAAAAATATGAAAAAATTTATTAAAACCAACAAAACCACACCACCTATTAATTTAGGAGTGTGGTTATTTTTGTCGCGCGTGTCAAATACGTGTCAATTTAGTTCTATTTATTTAGTGTTTTTTCTGAAGTTAAATGCTTTCAAATAGCTTAGTTATAGTTTTTTCGGTTATATGACAAAATAAAATTTATCCCTCACTCTCCGTAAAAATAAGCTTTAAAACCTTGATTTAAAAGCTTTTCATTCTAGCAAGTGTCAAATAGGTGTCAAGAAAATAATTCTCTGACTCGTTGACCTTGCTCTTTTTTATGTTCTTCAAGTAGGTGTGAATAGGTGTTTAACGTTTGCGATATTGTAGAGTGACCTAATCGTTTGCTAATATATTCAATCGGTATGCCTTTTGATAGTAAGTAAGATGTGTGAGTATGTCTAAGTGAATAGGGAGTGATATTATCATTATTTAATCCTATTACTTCTTTTGCTTTTTTAAATGATTTGCTCACTGATGTATGACTAACCGAAAATAGCTTCCCGTTAATTCTACGTGGCAATCTGGCCAACTTTGAATTTATACGCATAATATCTCTTGGATTAACTTCTACGTCTCGTTTTGAATTCTTTGTTTTTGTTCCGGGTAAATGAACTATACCATTTGCTTTGTTTAAATCTTTGTATGTCATATTAATAACATCGCTATATCTTGCACCAGTAATACCTAAAATATACAGAAAGATATAGCTTTCTTCATCTCTTTTTTTAAAGTACTCTAGTAAGTTTAAGTAGTCTTTGATCGTTATATATTTAAACTTCTCATCTTTAGATTTTTCAGTGCCTTTGATATTAACATCATAGGTAGGGTCTTTTTTTAAATAACCATCATATAATGCGTCTTTGATACATCTTGCTAAACAACCGTGAACCTTTCTCACGGTCTCGTCGGTATGACCTTGTGCGTATTTATTTAAAAACCTTTGATATTCACTTCGCGTAATATTTTTTACTAACATGTTTTCCCCAAAAAACTCGCTAAATAACTTAATTGATCTTTCGTACCAATAAAACTGTTTGCTGGATAATTGTTTTTTATTTTTTATATTTATCCAATCACTGTAGTATTCTTTAAACTTTTTGTTATCTTCAATGTTATTTCCGTCCTCCAAATCTCTAATCAATTGTTGTGCAGCATTGCTTGCCTCTGCTTTAGTTTTGAATCCCGACTTTCTTTTCTTTCCTGATTTGAAAGACGGATGTTTTACATCGTATTGCCAAGATGTCGACGTTTTATTCTTTCTTTTTGTAATAGTAAATGATGCCATTTTATTTCTCCTCCTCAAAATTGGCAAAAAAATAATAAGGGTAGGCGAGCTACCCGAAATTTTATTGTTGAACAACTATTGCTTCACTTCTTGCTTTTTCTACTTCTTTTCTAAAACTATCATATGATTGATTAGGGTGTGTTAACGACATTCCTGGACCACCTCCAGCATGTTGGTTTTTGTCCGGATTATTTTCCATTTCTTCAGTGGCTCTTTTAGCATTTAAATATTCTTCGTAACTAGGTTCGTTTGGGTCGCGTGGTTGTGCTTGTTGTCCATTATTGGTAGCTGGAAGATTCTTCTGTACCTGTTGCTTAGATGTGTTATTGGTTTGTTGATTGTTGCTAATGTTTGTGTTGTTCTCGTTGTTTACTTGATTATTGTTATCGTTTTGATTAGCATTTTGATTAGCATTTTCTTTTTTAGCTTCTGCTTTTTCTTTAGTTTCTTTCTTTTTATCTTTGTTCTCTTTCTTTGTTTCTGTTTTTTTACTTTCTTCTTTTTTGTCTGTATCGTTACTACCACATGCGCCTAACACCAACGTACTTGCTAATAGTAAACCTAATAATCTTTTCATTTTCATTTCTCCTTTGTTTATATTTCTTTATATTTAAAAACTCTCAATGGCTCAAATGTAATTGAGTATTCGCCGTAGTGAGTCCCAATACCATATATCTTTTTATATTGTTCTATTGCTTCTAATATGTATTCTTCACTCAATTGCAGATACTCAGACAACTCATACAAGTTACGTACACCATAATTGTAAGCTTCCACAATTTCGCGTAACGGGACTGCTGAGATAAAGCCGTGTCGCCTTGCGTAATTTTCGAACTTGCGATTGTTGAATTTCGAGTAATCGGCTATATCACCGTATGTAAGTTTATTATGTGCTAATTCTTCAAAGAGAATTCCTGCCTTTTCTCTATCTGATAAGCCACGCTTTATTAAAATTAAATCTCCTAACCATACCCCATCCAAATTATCTGGAAGCACATCAGCCTCTCTTATTTCAATATAATCATGTTGTATTAAAGTTTCTTCATATAATCCCATCTGATACATCCTTTACTTACGTTTGCTTCTTATATAATCTGCATAATCTAAAACTCTTTGCCATTCATCATCTGTCAATTCTCCTTCAAGGTGAGCTGCACGATGTTGTACTTCATCATCGTTTTCTTCAACCCACCCCATTAAATATGCAGGATTAACATTTAATGCAGTAGCTATACTTTCTATAGTATCGTTTTTTAAATTTTTGATATTTCCGCTTTCATAACGCTGTACAGTAGCTTCAGTTTTACCAATTTTTCTTCCTAGTTCGGCCAAAGTCATACCTTGTTTTTCTCTTGATTGTTTCATTCTTTTTGAAAAGCACATCGTAATACAGCTCCTTTTACTTGATAGTTCTATTATAAGGAAAACTTTCGGAATTTGCAATATTTTTCTAAAAAACTTTCGTAAAGTGCTTGACCTCTTTCGTAACATCATGATAAGATTACTTACGTAATACGAAAGGTGGTGAAAAGAAATGCCTATAGATGCTAAACTTTTGAAATCTAAAATGGCTTTGAAAGAACATAACATCAAAACCCTTTCTGAAGAAATTGGTGTTAATAGAGATACTTTATCTAATATGATTCACGGGAGAACGAAACCGTCGTACCCGGTAATAAATGGTATTTATTTTGCGTTAGAATTGACACCTCAAGAAGGAAGAGATATTTTTTTTAACGAAGACTTACGCAAAAAGAAAGTTTTAACTTAAGGAGGAAACTGAAATGCAAGCATTACAAATAGTAGAACAGAACGAAACACATTATGTAGACAGTAGAGAAGTTGCGGAAATGATAGGAAAGCGACACGACAATTTAGTAAGAGACATTAAAGGTTATATCAAGGTTTTAGAGGACTCCTCAAAATTGAGTAGTCATAATTTCTTTGAAGAAAGCACCTATGTTAATTCACAAAACAAAGTACAACCTTGTTACCTACTAACCAAAAAAGGTTGCGACATAGTAGCAAACAAGATGACAGGTAGTAAAGGCATTTTGTTTACTGCAACTTATGTTGATGCATTTCATAAAATGGATGAATACATTAAACAACAAGCACAGCTTAATGTACCACAAACACCAATGCAAGCATTAGAGATGATGTTCAAAGCACAAAAAGACCAAGAACAGTTTAACAAACAAATGCAACAAGAAATCACAGGCATTCGTCACATTGTCGGTATTGAAACGAAAAACTGGCGTAACGACACAAACAAAATGTTATCTGCGATTGCACAACATTTAGGTGGCGGAGCAATGCACCAGAAAGTTAAGTCTGAAGCATATAAAGCTTTAGAAGAAAAAGGACGCTGTAATTTAAAAATTCGTATGCAGAACCGCAAAGGCAAAATGCTAGCGAATGGTGCAACGAAAACCCAGATTAACAAGTTGTCAAAATTAGATGTGATTACTGATGAACCTAGATTGATTGAGATTTACATTTCAGTGATTAAGAATATGGCAATTAAATATGGTGTTGACGTTAGTCAATTTGAAATTTAAACAAACATCTTAAAAGGAGGAACTACAAATGGAAGGATTGCAAATAAAAAACATCGAAGCAACAAACCTCGACGAACTCAAAAAGTTGATTGAATCAACCTTAAAAGCTATCGAGGTGGTTGAAGAAAACTTGGAGAAGATAAATAACTTTGAAATAAAAGTTATTCAAAAATCACGAAAGGAAGATACAAAATGATGCTGACCAACACACTACTAACAATTCACTTTTTCATGAATTTAGCGATATTAATTATGCTCGTAAGAATCGGTAGAGATTAACTTATACTTTTTAAGTTTGTTTATTCGTTGATTAGAAACAATCTTTATAAACGCAGGTTCTAATTCGAATTTATATAAAAACTCTGATGACGAATTAGCTATCATAACTTCTGGTTTATCTAATTGTTTATCGATTGGAGCATGCAAATAACTTGGATTATATATACCGAAAGATGAATATTCATCAGATTCCAATACTACGTTAATAGGTGTTAAAACATTTTTGTTTTTATCTAAAAATATTAATTCTTCTAAAGTATGAGTTCTAGACGAGTCATTAGCGACGACAAAATTTAATTCTACAAAATTATTTTCATAGTAGAAATTAAGATCGCTAATAACAAAACTGAACTTATTTTGAGAACGAGTATAAAAAATTGAGTATGCAGATAGACCTAAAGCTAGAAAAGCTACAACGTTTGAAAACAAAGTAGATTGTATGAATTCCATAAGAATAACCACCTTAAATATTTGATAACAACATTATACACGAAAGGAGTATAAATATTATGCAAGCATTACAAACATTTAATTTTGAAGAATTACCAGTAAGGACATTAGAAGTTGATGGAGAACCATATTTTATAGGGAAAGATGTTGCTGACATTTTAGGATATGCAAACGGACGAGATGCTTTGTCAAAACATGTTGATGCAGAAGATAAGCTGACGTCGCAAATCGCGACGGCAGGTCAAAACAGAAATGTAACGATCATCAACGAATCAGGACTATACAGTTTAATCTTTTCTAGCAAATTAGAAAATGCAAAACGATTCAAACGCTGGGTAACTTCGGAAGTTTTACCAACTTTAAGAAAAACCGGAGCGTACCAAGTGCCTAGCGACCCAATGCAAGCATTGAGATTAATGTTTGAAGCTACAGAAGAAACTAAACAAGAAATTAAAAACGTAAAAGATGATGTTATTGATTTGAAAGAAAATCAAAAATTGGATGCGGGAGACTACAATTTCTTAACTAGAACTATTAATCAAAGAGTTGCACATATCCAAAGGCTACATGCGATAACGAATCAAAAACAACGTAGCGAATTATTCAGGGATATTAATTCAGAAGTGAAAAAGATGACTGGTGCAAGCTCAAGAACGAATGTAAGACAAAAACATTTCGACGATGTAATTGAAATGATTGCTAACTGGTTCCCGTCACAAGCTACGTTATACAGAATCAAGCAAATTGAAATGAAATTCGAAAACGAAATATAGGAGGGGAAGAATATGGAATACATCGGATATGCAGACGCAAATGCGTTTGTAAAAATAAGTGGCATTTCAAAAGATGATCTAGAGAAAAAAGTCTACTCGAATAAAGACTTTCAAAAAGAATGCATGTACAGATTTGGTCGAGGACAAAAGCGTTATATAAAAATTGACAAAGCTATTCAATTTATCGGTACCAATTTAATGATTAATGAATACGAATTATAGGAGGAGTTATCAAATGAGTAAAACTTATAAAAGCTACTTATTAGCAGTATTATGCTTCACAGTCTTAGCGATTGTACTCATGCCGTTTCTATACTTCACTACAGCGTGGTCAATTGCGGGATTCGCAAGTATTGCAACTTTCATATTCTATAAAGAATACTTTTATGAAGAATAAAAAACTGCTACTTGCGCCAACAAGTAACAGTAAGTGTTCATCAAAATATACAACTTAATTAAATCAAAATATACGGAGGTAGTCAACTATGGCTGAAAATATTAAAACAGAACAACATTATTACACTAAAGATTTCTCAGGATACAGAAATGAAGAAGATAATTTTGTAGCAAATCAAGAATTGACAGTAACAATCACATTGAACGAGTACAGAAAACTTATTGAAATAAAGGCTGTTAAAGATAAAGAAGAAGATACTTACAGAGGTAAGTATTTTGCGGAAGAAAGAAAAAACAAAAAATTGGAAAAAGAAAATATAAAACTGAAAAACAAAATTTATGAATTACAAAACGAAGAAGATAACGAGGAGTGCGAAGAGGAGTACGAAGAATACAAGGAGGACTAAAAGAATGTATTACAAAGCGGGTGACGTATGTCGAAAAATATTTAATGTAGATGGCTTTGATTTTCAATTAAGAGTTAAGAAGCGAGCATATAGTGTCGAAATAGTCGTTTTAGATCATGAAGGAAATTCAATTGACGGGCTACTAGTTTCTGACGAGAACGATCTATACACAGCTTTAGATATTTTGAAACAAAGTATTTATGAATGGATTGAAAATAACACAGATGAACAGGACAGACTAATTAACTTAGTCATGAAATGGTAGGTATAAGCATGAGAGATACAGAAAGAAATATATTGAATATTTTTAAGACGTTATTCGACGAATATACTTTGTCAAACCAACGAGCATTATTGGAAATTGAACGTAATCATCACGGATACTTATCGATTAATTTCTTGCACTATCACGACAGTTACAAAACAAACAATAAGCTTGTGCAGATACATGAAATCAATCCAGACAGCCATGAACGAATAAAAAATTTAATTATCGAGGTGCTAAGAGGTCATCGGAAGATTAAAAAAGGAGCATGAGGAAAGATATGAAAATAAATAAGTTAACTATATCGAACTTTGCTGGAATCAAAGAAGAAAAATTTAACTTTGACGGTAAAGATGCAAAAATATACGGCAATAATGCGACTGGCAAGACTACAACAGCAACCGCATTACAATGGCTGCTTTTCGATAAGGGTTTAGACGGTTCAACCAAATCATTTAACCCTGTACCTTTAAACGAAAAAAACGAAGAAAATTATGAGTTAATTCCGACTGTTTTCGCAGAATTTGAAATCGACGGAAAAATTACGACTTTTAAAAAAGAGTCACATCCTAAGTACACAATAAATCAAAAAACGAATCGCAAGGAATACTCACGAAGTCGAACGAAGAAACAATATATCAATGATGAATCAATAAAAGTAAAGGATTATAAAGCTCGTATTGATGAACTGATTGATGAAGATGTATTCAAGTTAATTACGAACCCTCAAGCATTTAACTTACTAGATTGGAAGAAACGAAGAAGTTTGTTGTTTGAAATCGCTAAACCAATCAATGATGAGGATGTCATTAAAACAAATGATGATTTTAAAGAACTAAATAATATTCTTGGAGATCACGAAATTGAAACAAAGAAAAAGATTCTTACAGACAAGATAAAACAGATTAACAAAGATATCAAAGATATTCCGATACGTATTAACCAAACGCAACAAAATAAGCAGGATGTACCGGAATTCGATAATGATAGACACACAATCATAAAACAAGAAATTGAGCAACTTGAAAATGAGCGTATAGATATTCAAAACGGTGCAGAAGAAATTAATTTGCGTAACCAATTAGCTGATAAACAATCAGAATTGAAGCGCATAGAAGCTAATAATAGCGCCAGTAATGAGAACAAAATACATGCTTTAACAAATGAGCTACACGTTGAAAATGGAACGGTTGCGAATCTTAAAACAAGATTAAAGCAAAACAAACAACAAATTACACATGAAGAAAATCGACGTAATCAATTATTAGAAAATCATAAAGGATTAAAAAGTGATTTAGAAAAAGCTAAAAATCAAAAATTTGAATATCTTGATGACAATGTATGTAGTTGTTGTGGTCAACAGTTACCAGCTGAACAAGTGAGTGAGGTAAGAGAAAAAGCATTGCAGAAATTCAATGCAAACAAATCGAAAGAATTAGAAACAATACAAACATCTATCAATCACATTATTTCAGAGGGCAAGAAAATAAAGCCAATTATCGAGAAATTAGAGGATGACAACAATAATTTACAAATTAAAATCAACGAAGCAGAAGAGCGTTCAGCAAGAATACAAAACAAAATTAATAAGTTGAAAATAACTCACGTTGACGTTACGCAAACTGACGAATACAAAGCAGTAATGTTAGAGATAAATGAGATTAATCAAAAACGCTCTAACATCAGGAAAACTATTCAAGATAAAGTTTCAGGAATAGATGACAAAATAAGCGAACTTACTCAAGAAAAATCAGAAATTGAAGTGTCAATATCAATCGAAAAATCAAATAAACATCTAGATGATGTTATTTCTGAATTAAGAAATGAAGAAGACAGATTATTGGATGAAAAAGAAAAGTATTCACATGACCTTTATATCTTAAAAGAATTTACAACAACAAAAGTCAAAATGCTTACTGAAAACATCAATAACGAATTTGATATTGCTGAATTTAAGCTATTCAATACCTTAGTTAACGGCGAATTAGAAGAAACATGTTCAACAACGGTTAATGGTGTCGAGTATGACAGCGGTTTAAATAACGCCTCAAGAATTAATGTTGGCTTAGATATCATCAACACACTATCAAAACATTTTAAAGTTACAGCGCCAATATTTATTGATAATGCTGAATCAGTAACAGAGCTTATCAAAACAGAATCACAACAAATTCAATTGATAGTAAATGAACAAGATAAAAAATTAAGAATGGAGACTATATAAAATGACGAATGAATTACTATTAAAAAACAATAAAATGGGCGACAACGTTCTATCTAGAGTTAAGACATTAGAAGCACAAGGAGATTTACAGTTTCCTGCAAACTATTCGCCTGAGAATGCAATGAAGTCAGCAATGTTACAACTGCAAGAATTAAAAGGATCTAAAAAAGATGGTTATAAACCAGCGCTGGAATTTGCAACTTCAACCAGCATAGCAAACGCCTTAATGGACATGGTTGTACAAGGTTTAAATCCTGCTAAGAATCAAGGCTATTTCATTATGTATGGCGATAAGGTTCAATTCCAAAGAAGTTACCACGGAACAATGGCAGTAACTAAACGTGTAGCAGGCGCAGAAGAAATTAATGCAGAAGTCATATTTGAAGGTGACGAAGTTAAGTATAAAACTAAAAACGGAAAAATTGTTGAACTTGAACATACACAGTCTTTTGGTAACAGAAACACACAAAACATTATCGGTGCATATGCAACAGTTGTATTTAAAGATGAAAGTAGAAATTACACTGAAATCATGACATTTGAAGAGATTGAAGAAGCGTGGAAGCAATCACAAATGGTTTATAACGGTGTATTTAAAGAAGACGGTACACACAGAAGATTCCCTCAAGAAATGGCTAAAAAGACTGTAATAAACCGTGCATGTAAAAAGATTTTAAACAGCACGGATGACGCTAGTCTTTTATCAAATCAAATTAAAGAATCTGAACAACGTCAACGCAAAGAAGTATTGGATGCAGAAGTTGAAGAAAATGCAAATCAAGAACAATTGGATTTTGAACCACCAGTTTTTGAAGAAGCACAATACACAGAATTAGAAAATGAAAAACCTATTGATGTATCTGACTTTGAAGAAATAAAAGAACCTGCAACAGAAAAAGAAAGCGAAGAAGAGCCATTTTAATTGAAACAATAGCAACTGGTTCAAGTGGTAACTGCTACGTCTTAAATGATGGACGTACTACGTTACTGCTTGAGGCAGGAATAAAATTTGAACGTGTTCAAAAGCATTTCAAATATAAAACAAGACATATAGCAGGGTGTCTTATCACACACGAACATGGTGATCATGCAAAGTACACAAAGCAGTTTGTCGACAATGGTGTAATCAGCTATATGACTGCTGGAACACAACGAGCTATGGATTTTGAAAGTCATCGCTTATGCACGATTAAGGCAAAGCAAGAGCTACGAATTGGTACGTGGTCAATTTTACCATTTGACATTGAACATGATGCTAACGAGCCTGTGGCTTTCTTATTACAAAGCACATTAGGTTATAAGGTCCTGTATGTTACTGATACGAAGTATCTGAAATACAAATTTAACGGCATTACGCACATGATGTTAGAAGTTAATTATATCTATGAACAAATGCAAGAAAACATAAAAAACGGCAGTGTACACAGCGCATTAGCAAACAGAATTATGGAGTCTCATTTTAGCTTAGAACATGCTATCGGAATGTTGAAAGCAAATGATTTAACTAGACTCGAAGAAATACATTTAATTCATTTAAGTAGTCAAAATTCAAATGCAAAATACATTAAAAGTGAAATACAAAAAGTGACGGGCGCGCCCGTTTATGTTGGAGGTTTATAAATGCTAAACAGAACAATATTAGTTGGTCGTTTAACTAGAGACCCAGAATTAAGAACCACTCAAAGTGGTGTAAATGTAGCATCATTCACATTAGCAGTTAACCGCACATTTACGAATGCACAAGGAGAGCGCGAGGCAGACTTTATTAATATCATCGTATTTAAAAAACAAGCAGAGAACGTTAATAAATACCTATCTAAAGGATCGTTGGCGGGCGTAGATGGTAGGTTACAAACGCGGAACTATGAAAATAAGGAAGGTCAACGTGTATACGTTACGGAAGTTATTGCTGATAGTATTCAATTTTTAGAACCGAAAAACTCAAATGACACTCAACAAGATTTATATCAACAACAAGTACAACAAACACGTGGACAATCGCAATATTCAAATAACAAACCAGTAAAAGATAATCCGTTTGCGAATGCAAATGGTCCGATTGAAATAGATGACAATGATTTACCATTCTAATTTAACCGGTTTGAAAGTGAGGTGTGTATATGACTGGTTGGATAAGTATTGATCGCTCAATTCAAAATCATTGGCTATTTAAAGAAAAGAGAACATTTTCAAAGTTTGAAGCATGGATATATTTACTCATGGAAGCGAATCATTCAAAGGCAAAAGTGCCTATTGGAAACCAAATTGTAACCGTAGAAAGAGGACAAAGATTAACATCGATTTTGACCTTGTCTGACCTTTTTAACTGGTCACGATTTAAAGTGAAAACCTTCCTTGACTTACTCGAGAGTGATGGAATGTTAGAAGTCAAAACAACATCAAAATATACCCTTATAACCATTGTCAATTATGACTTTTATCAAAGTGAGCAGGGCAGGAACCAACATCAAAACGACATCAAACCAACATCAAAACAACATCAGTCAAACATCAACCCAACATCAAAACAACATCAAACCAACACAAACAATAATGATAATAAAGATAATAATGAAAAGAATGTGAATAATGAGAAGAAGAAGACAACCGCCTTCGACTTCTTCCAAGATAACGGATTCGGTTTCATAACTTCTTACAATTTAGACGATTTAAATTATTATCTTGATTCATTTGAAAATGATTCAGATGAAATAGTTACCGCATCACTTAAAATCGCTAAAGACAGAAACAAAGTTACTTGGGGATATGCTAAAAGCATTTTGAATACATGGCTTAATGCAAACTTGAAATCTATTGAACAAGTACGTGCATTTGAAAAGCAACAACTTGAAAGCAAAAAACAAAATTATAAACCTTTCGTTAAACAATCAAAAGAAAAAACACCCAAATGGCTCACAGACAGCACGAGAGAAACGAAAACGCCGGAAGTAGATGAAAACCTTGAGAAAGACAGAGAAGCTTTTATTAAGCGTCTAAATAGCAAATGGGAGTGATTGAAAATGGATGCATTTGATAAATACTATCTATTTGATCATGACGGCAACAAAATGTTTTCAGTTACACCACATTTTAAAGATGGTCGGCATTTAGTTGTTGGAATAAAAGAAACAAAATTTAATGGTCGTCGTTGGTATTTAGACGATTATGAATTAAATACACTTATTGATAATGAACAAATGGAGTTAGGACACCAAACAAGCTTATTTGAATATATATGAGGGATTACATGGAGATAGAAATTAAATTTAATGAAGTGTTTAATGCGCCGATGGGGTCGCCTCGTCCACGCTTTCGTAATACAGGTAGATTTGTTCAAACTTACATGCCAACGTCTTACACAAAGCATAAAGCGTATATACAAGGGCAAATGCCTAAGTTAAATCTAGAGCGCGCACTAAAAATCGAATTAGACTTTTACTTTCCATTGCTTAAATCATGGTCGAAGAAAAAGAAAAGCGAAATGGTTGGGCAGTATAAAGTGACTAAGCCGGATATCGACAACTTAATTAAAACGGTATTAGATGCTTGTAATGGCCATGTATGGAAAGACGATAACCAAATTACAGAAATAACTAGCTCAAAGCGTTATGGAATTGAGCCCAAAATAATCATACGAATAGAAGAAATATAAGAGGTGGATAAAATGGCGAGAAAAGCAAGGATTGTAACAATAAATGATAAACCTTATAGGTTCAGTAAATTTGAAATGGAATTAATAGAAAGTCACGGTATAACCGCTGGAATGGTTTCTAAGAGAGTAAAAGACGGTTGGGAACTACATGAAGCAATGGACGCACCAGAAGGTACGCGTTTAAGCGAGTACAGAGAAAAGAAAACAATAGAAAGACTGGAACAAGCTAGACTCGAACGCAAATTGGAAAGAAAGCGAAAGAGAGAGGCTGAGCTAAGAAGAAAGAAGCCACACTTGTTTAATGTACCTCAGAAACATTCACGTGATCCGTACTGGTTTGATAATACTTATAACCAAATGTTCAAGAAATGGAGTGAAGCATAATGAGTGTAATCAGTAACAGAAAAGTAGATATGAATGAAATACAAGACAATGTTAAGCAACCAGCGCACTACACATACGGCGACATTGAAATTATAGATTTTATCGAACAGGTTACGGCGCAGTATCCACCACAATTAGCATTTGCAATAGGTAATGCAATCAAATATCTATCTAGAGCACCGTTGAAAAACGGACACGAGGATTTAGCAAAGGCGAAGTTTTATGTCCAAAGAGCTTTTGACTTGTGGGAGCAATGACTATGACATATAACGCGCGCAAAGAATACTTAAACCAATTTTTCGGATCTAAGAGATATCTGTATCAGGATAACGAACGAGTGGCACATATCCATGTAGTGAATGGCACTTATTACTTTCACGGGCATATCGTGCCAGGTTGGCAAAGCGTTAAAAAGACATTTGATACTGCTGAAGAGCTCGAAATATATATAAAGCAACATGGTTTGGAATACGAGGAACAGAAGCAACTAACTTTATTTTAGAGGAGATGGAAATGATGAATAATCGTGAACAAATTGAACAATCCGTTATAAGTGCTAGTGCGTATAACGGCAATGACACAGAGGGATTGCTAAAAGAGATTGAGGACGTGTATAAGAAAGCGCGAGCATTTGATGAAATACTTGATGGAATGACAAATGCTATTCAACATTCAGTTAAAGAAGGTATTGAACTTGATGAAGCAGTAGGAATTATGGCAGGTCAAGTTATCTATAAATATGAGGAGGAACAAGGAAAATGACTAACACATTAACAATTGATCAGTTACAAGAGTTATTACAAATACAAAAGAAGTTCGACGATAGAATACCGACTAGAAATTTAAATGACACAGTAGCTAGTATGATTATTGAATTTGCGGAGTGGGTTAACACACTTGAGTTTTTTAAAAATTGGAAGAAACAACCAGGTAAGCCATTAGATACACAATTAGATGAGATTGCTGATTACTTAGCTTTCAGTTTGCAATTAACTTTGACTATTGTTGATGAAGAAGATTTGGAAGAAACTACTGAGGTTATGGTTGATTTGATTGAAAATGAAGTTACTTTACCTAAACTACATTCAGTTTATTTTGTTCATGTAATGCATACACTAACAGAACAATTTGTAAAAGGTATTGATAATAGTATTGTACAAGTTTTAATAATGCCTTTTTTGTACGCCAATACTTACTATACAATCGACCAACTCATTGACGCATACAAAAAGAAAATGAAAAGGAACCACGAAAGACAAGATGGAACAGCAGACGCAGGAAAAGGATACGTGTAAAGACATCTTGGATCGAGTCAAGGAGGTTTTGGGGAAGTGAGCGACATGTTAGAAATATTTTTAATAGGGTTTGGCGTTTATCTCTTTTATCGCATAGCAATTATTTTTCTTAAGAGTAAAAAGACTATACACACAAACATATATGAAATGTTAATGCTTGCTACTATCTTTATGATATCTACAATTGCTTATAAACATCAAAAGACGCATATCTTAATAGCATTTTTAGTAATGTTTTTTATGAGTAAGCTCAAACAAGTTCAAGGGAGCTATGAGGAATGACACAATACTTAGTCACAACATTCAAAGATTCAACAGGACAACCACATGAACATTTTACTACTGCTAGAGATAATCAGACGTTTACAGTTGTTGAGGCAGAGAGTAAAGAAGAAGCTGAGCGCAAATACGAGGCACAAGTTAAAAGAGGTGCAGTTATTAAATTAGGGCAGTTGTTTGAAAATATAAGGGAGTGTGGGAAATGATTAAGCAAATACTAAGATTATTATTCTTACTAGCAATGTACGAGTTAGGTAAGTATGTAACTGAGCAAGTATATATTATGATGACAGCTAATGATGATGTAGAGGCGCCGAGTGATTTTGCAAAGTTGAGCGATCAGTCTGATTTGATGAGGGCGGAGGTGTCAGAGTAGATGATGTGGTTAATCATAGCAATTATATTACTAGTCATCTTATTGTTTGGCGTGATGTTGCAAGCTGAACAGTTAAAAGGTGATGTGAAAGTTAAAGAGCGAGAGATAGAGATATTAAGAAGTAGATTGAGACACTTTGAAGATTAAACATATTTGTACGGAGGGTATTCATGACTAAAAAGAAATACGGATTAAAATTATCAACAGTTCGAAAGTTAGAAGATGAGTTGTGTGATTATCCTAATTATCATAAACAACTTAAAGAGTTAAGAAGTGAAATAATGACACCGTGGATTCCAACAGATACAAATATAGGCGGGGAGTTTGTACCGTCTAATACATCGAAAACAGAAATGGCAGTAACTAATTATCTTTGTAGTATACGAAGAGGTAAAATTCTTGAGTTTAAGAGTGCGATTGAACGTATAATTAACACATCAAGTAGGAAAGAACGTGAATTCATTCAAGAGTATTATTTTAATAAAAAGACTTTAATTGCGGTTTGTTATGACATACACATCTCTGAAAGTACAGCGCATAGAATCAAAAAGAAAATAGTATCTAAACTAGCTGAAGAATTAGGGGAATACTAAAATTGACAGTAAAATGACAGTTTTTGACACCTAAAACGAGATATTATGATAGTGTAAGAATTATCTTAAGACGTGGGGTAATAGCCACATTAGATGTTCTCATCGATGTGATTGAGAAGTGACAAACATGTGAAGTTGATATGTTACGCTATTAATCACTTACTACCTGCCTATATGGTGGGTGGTTTAATTCTTGCAATTTGAGTCATAACTATTTTCCTCCTTTCACATTTATTGAACGTAGCTCCTGCACGAGATGTAGGGGCATTTTTGTATTTAAAATAACTAGAGTAATTAACGTAAAGTGGGTGGTATTATACGATGAGTAATATGCAAAATAACGCAACATTTGGCGCGTATTTAGAATTAACGAAGAAACAACAAGCCTATATACAAATAAAGACAGACACTGGCGCAAAAGATATGGATATCGCAGAACAAATTGACGTGAACCGCGCTACTATATCAAGGTGGAAAACTAATGATAAATTCAGGGAAGGTTTTAAAGGGTATCAAGCTGAGCATTTGCAAAAACAAGTGCCCAAAGCTCTACAAACAATGATTAATTTATTGGACGCTAAAAGTGAGCTTGTGAGGTTCCAAGCTTCTAAAGATATTTTAGATCGTACAGGTTATAATCCTGTCGACAAACAAGAAATAACAATGCAGAGCGCGGTGACGTTTAATGACGATATCGATTAACTTATCCGACTTGCTACCTAAACATTTCCACCCATTGTGGAAAGTGACAAAGGACAAAGAAGTACTTAATGTCGTTGCAAAGGGTGGACGTGGCTCAGGTAAGTCATCAGATATATCAATCATCATTACACAACTTATTATGCGTTATCCGATGAATGCGGTTGTTATACGTAAGACAGATAACACATTAGCTACATCAGTGTTTGAACAAATCAAGTGGGCAATCGAAGAACAAAAGGTGTCACACTTATTCAAAGTTAAAGTGTCGCCAATGGAAATAACTTATATACCTAGAGGGAATCGTATTATCTTTAGGGGGGCACAGAACCCTGAACGATTGAAGTCGTTAAAAGATAGTAGGTTCCCTTTTTCTATTGCGTGGATAGAAGAGTTGGCAGAATTCAAAACAGAAGATGAAGTCACAACGATTACCAACTCATTATTACGTGGAGAATTAGACGAGGGATTGTTTTATAAGTTTTTCTTTAGTTACAACCCACCTAAGCGCAAGCAATCGTGGGTTAATAAAAAATATGAAAGCTCATTCCAAGCTGATAACACATTCGTACATCATTCTACATACTTGAATAACCCGTTTATATCAAAACAGTTTATACAAGAGGCCGAGAGTGCTAAAAAGCGTAACGAACAACGTTATCGATGGGAATATATGGGCGAAGCGATAGGGAGTGGTGTTGTGCCGTTTAATAATTTAAGAATTGAAGAAATACCGCAAAGACAATATGACACATTCGATAATATAAGAAATGCAGTCGATTTTGGTTATGCTACTGACCCATTAGCTTTTGTACGTTGGCATTATGATAAAAAGAAACGTGTTATTTACGCAATGGATGAGTGTTACGGTGTGCAAATAAGTAACCGTGAGTTTGCTAATTGGCTTAAAAAGAAAGGTTACCAAAGCGATGAGGTATTCGCTGATAGTGCTGAACCTAAATCAATCGCTGAATTGAAACAAGAGCATGGAATTAAAAAGATTAAAGGTGTAAAAAAAGGTGCTGACAGTGTGGAATTCGGAGAGCAATGGCTTGACGATTTAGATGCTATTGTAATTGACCCAAGACGCACACCAAATATTGCTAGAGAGTTCGAGAATATAGACTATGAGACGGACAAAGACGGCAATGTTAAGCCTAAATTAGAAGACAAAGACAATCACACTATAGATGCAACAAGATACGCTCTAGAACGTGATATGAGGCAAAACAAACTAAGTATATTGAGGTAGGTGTTTAACATTATTCGTATGCCATGGGATAAACCATACGGCGAGGAAGTCGTCGAACAGTTAAAACCGCAATTCGAAACACAAGAGGAAATGATTGTCAGATTAATTGATGACCATAGAAAACAATTAGATAAAATTACAGTTGGACAAAGGTATTACGACAAAGACAACGACATCGTTAAGCAAATGAAAAAAGTAGATGTGCACGGCAATATCGATTATGATAAGCCGGATTGGCGTATTACTACCAACTTTCATCAAAACCTCGTTGACCAAAAAGTCAGTTATGTTGCTAGTAAACCAGTAACATATTCATGTGAGGACGAGAATGTGTTAAAAGTAATTCATGATGTGCTAGATACACGTTGGGATAATAAGTTGATAGATATCTTGACTGCTACAAGTAATAAAGGTATCGACTGGCTACAAGTTTACATTAATGAAAACGGAGAAATGAAACTATTCCGCGTTCCAGCTGAACAAGCTATACCAATTTGGGTTGATAAAGAAAGAGAAGAATTAAAGTCTTTCATTCGTTACTACAAGTTTAATAACGAGGAAAAAGTGGAGTTTTGGACTGATGCTACTGTTACTTATTATGTATTAGAGAACGGCGGATTAATACCAGATTATTATTATGGTGCTAATCACGTTCAATCACATTTCAGTAATGGTAATTGGGGTAGAGTACCGTTTATAGCGTTTAAGAACAATCCTGAAGAAGTGTCAGACATATGGATGTACAAATCAATAATTGATGCAATCGATAAAAGATTATCTGACGCACAAAACATGTTCGATGAATCAGTTGAACTCATCTATATCTTAAAAGGTTATGAGGGCGAAGACTTAGAAGAATTCATGCGTGGACTTAAGTACTATAAAGCTATCAATGTTGATGGAGACGGAGGTGTAGAGACGATACAAGTTGAAGTGCCGGTCTCGAGCACCAAAGAATACATTGACCTTATGAGAGCTTATATTATGGAATTTGGACAAGGTGTTGACTTCCAAACTGATAAATTCGGCTCAGCTCCAAGTGGTATCGCACTAAAATTCTTATATGGCAACTTAGATTTGAAAGCAAACAAACTTAAGAATAAAGCGACTGTAGCGATACAAGAGTTAATTGGTTTTATCATAGACTTTAATAACTTGAAGATGGACGTTAAAGACATCGAGATATCGTTTAACTTTAACAGAATGATGAATGATGCTGAGCAATCACAAATCATCGCGCAATCTCAATATTTATCTAGAGAAACGCTTGTGAAGAGTTCTCCGCTTGTTGATGATTACAAAGCAGAACTCGAACGAATAGAACAAGAACAAATGGAGTACAACAAGCAACTGCCTAATTTAGATGACGGAGGTGCTGACGGTGCCCAACAACAAGAAAGATCTAACGATAAACAATCAGAATGATATTGATGAATATATCGATAGTCTAATCTCTAAAGCTGAGAAACCCATAGAACAACTATTTGCTAATCGACTTAAAGAGATAAAACAAATCATCGCAGATATGTTTGAGAAGTATCAAAGTGATGATATGTATGTTACATGGACTGAATTCAATAAATATAACAGGCTCAATAAGGAGTTAACCCGTATAGGCACAATGTTGACTGATGACTATAGGCAAATAGCTAAGATGATTCAGAAGTCGCAGGAAGACGCTTATATAGAAAAGTTCCTTATGAGCCTTTATTTATATGAGACGGCGAGTCAAACATCTATGCAATTTGATGTTCCTAGCAAAGAAGTTATCACATCGGCTATTGAACAACCAATTGAGTTCATTCGGTTAGTACCGACGCTACAGAAGCATCGTGATGAAGTACTGAAAAAGATACGCTTACATATCACACAAGGCATTATGAGTGGAGAGGGCTACTCTAAGATAGCGAAAGCAATCCGTGATGATATTGGTATGTCTAAAGCTCAATCGTTGCGTGTAGCTCGTACAGAAGCGGGAAGAGCGATGTCTCAAGCTGGACTTGATAGTGCATTAGTAGCTCAAAAGAACGGCTTACAGATGTATAAGTATTGGCAAGCTACTAAAGATACGCGTACAAGGGACACACACAGGCATCTAGACGGTGCTAAGAAGAAAATAGACGAACCGTTCAAGTCGAGCGGTTGCGTTGGGCAGGCACCTAAGTTGTTCGTTGGTGTGAATAGTGCGAAAGAAAACATTAACTGTCGTTGTAAGCTTATGTATTACATTGATGAAGATGATTTACCTAGTACAACAAGAGTACGTAAAGATGATGGCACAACTGAAGTAACACCACAAATGACTTATCGTGAGTGGGAGAAATATAAACGTAAAAGAAAGTAGTTTACTACTCGACCTTAGCATGTCGTTAAACTGCTTCTTTTTATACCAAAATTCTTCGTGGCGTTGCACGTAAAACTCGTAAAAAGGAGTAGTTTAAATGGATTTATACACATTGTTAGGACAATTTAAAGACGGAGAAATCGACAAACAGAAGGTAATTGATGCGATTGACGAATCAAAATCGGGAATGGTACCACGTTCGAGATTGAACGACAAGAATACCGAAATTGAAGAGTTAAAAGAAGAGATTTCTAAACGTGATGAACAAATTGTCAAATTGCAAGACTCTGTTAAAGATGATAGCGAGATTCAAAAAGAACTCGAAGAATTAAAGAATCAAAATTCAGAGTGGGAGACAAAGTATAAAGAAACACAACTTAATAACGCAGTTAAGTTAGCGGTTGCTAAAGAAGCAAATGATGCTAACGACATTCTAGCATTCATCAATAAAGATGAACTGGAATTAGTAGACGACGGCACTGTAAAAGGTTTAGATGAAGCAATTAAAACGCTTAAAGAGTCCAAACCTTATTTATTTGCGTCGTCTAAGCCTGTAGGTAAAACACCACAAGGCGGAGGTAATCCAGACTCAGGTGTAACGAAAGAAAAGTTTGACAACATGAGTGTCGCTGAACGTAACGAATTGTATTTGAACGATCGTGAGACATTCGAAAAATTAGTTAATCAAAATTAAACAAAGAAAGAGGTACAAGCATGGCACAAGGACTTACTAAAACAAGTAATCAAATCATTCCAGAAGTATTAGCGCCTATGATGCAAGCACAACTCGAAAAGAAATTGCGTTTCGCTTCATTTGCAGAAGTAGATAACACATTACAAGGACAACCGGGAGACACTTTGACATTCCCAGCATTTGTTTATAGCGGAGACGCACAAGTAGTTGCAGAGGGAGAAAAAATCCCTACTGATATTTTAGAAACGAAAAAACGTGAGGCTAAAATTCGTAAAATCGCTAAAGGTACATCTATCACAGATGAGGCTTTATTAAGTGGTTATGGAGACCCTCAAGGCGAACAAGTGCGTCAACACGGTTTAGCACACGCTAACAAAGTTGATAATGACGTATTAGAGGCTTTAATGGGAGCTAAACTTACTGTTAATGCGGACATCACTAAATTAAACGGCTTACAATCAGCAATCGACAAATTTAACGATGAAGACTTAGAACCAATGGTTTTATTTGTTAATCCACTTGATGCTGGTAAATTACGTGGAGATGCATCAACTAACTTTACACGCGCAACCGAATTAGGCGATGACATCATCGTTAAAGGCGCGTTTGGCGAAGCTTTAGGCGCTATCATTGTACGTTCTAATAAGTTAGAAGCTGGCACGGCTATTTTAGCTAAAAAAGGCGCAGTTAAATTAATCTTGAAACGTGATTTCTTCTTAGAAGTAGCGCGTGACGCATCAACAAAAACAACTGCATTATACAGTGATAAGCACTATGTAGCTTATTTATATGATGAATCTAAAGCAGTGAAAATCACTAAAGGTTCTGGAAGCTTAGAAATGTAATAGGAGGTAGTGACGTATGTATAAAGTAATCGAACGTTTTGAAGATGCACAAGACAACGGACGTGAATATCAAGTGGGAGACATTTACCCACGTGATGGATTGGAAGTATCAGAAGAACGATTCACTGAATTATCTACAACAAATAACCGCCGTAATTTAATCGCTATCAAACTTGTTGAAGAAAAGCAGACAGAACAGTCTGAGGCGAACGCTGAGGAGCAAAAAAGTTTGTCTGATATGAAAGTGGCAGAATTAAAAGAACTTGCTAAAAAGCGTGAAATTAAAGGTTATAGCGATATGAAAAAAGATGAGCTTATCAAAGTTTTAGAGGGTGTTAAGTAATGGACACAAAAGACGTCAAAATGATTAATGGACTTTCACTCAATGATTCGTCTAACGATGAGCAAATCGAATATCTTATTGAAGAATATAAAAGTGTTGCAGAAGATTATTGTAATCAGAAGTTTGATGACAAAGAAGTGCCGTCGGGTGTTAAGAAGTTTATTGCTGAATGTATCAAGTTTGGTACAACCGGCAATATCTCAGCGCGCACGATGGGCACTGTGAGTTATACCTATGTAACTGATATACCTAGTAGTGCTTACGCTTATCTAATGCCTTATCGTAAATTAAGTTGGGGTAAGCGATATGTTTAATCCGTTTGATGAGTTTCCGCACACAATTGAAATTGGAGAGGTTGAAGTCGTAGGAACATATCCCAAAGAATACGAGCGTTTTAAAAGTAACGAAACAATTAAAGGGTTTATGGACACACCTACATCAAGTGAGACACTCAAATTTCATCAGATGAGCAAAGATTTCGACCGAAACCTATATACGCCGTACCACATACCAATAACAAACAAAACTTTATTTAATTACGAGGGTAAAACGTACGAAGTTGTAGGCGAACCGGTCGACCAAGGCGGACAACATGAAATTAATTTAACTAGATTGAGGGTGCGATCTATTGGCAAAGGTTAAATATGGTAATTGGGACTTAGTAAAAGAGTTGGAAAATTATGAGCGAGACATAGAACGATGGGTCAAACGAGGTATAGCAAAGACTACTACTAAAATTCACAATACAATCATTTCATTAATGCCAGTTGATACCGGCTATCTTAGGGAAAGTGTAACAATGGACTTTAAAGATGGCGGATTAACTGGCGTTATTAACATTGGTAGTGAATACGCAATATATGTCAATTATGGTACTGGTATATATGCAACAGGTGCTGGAGGTAGTAGAGCGAAAAAGATACCGTGGTCGTACAAAGATGCGAACGGTAAGTGGCACACTACTAAAGGACAACATGCTCAACCTTTTTGGGAGCCGGCAATAGACGCTGGACGAGCATTCTTTAATAAGTATTTTTCATGAGGTGGTTAATATATGTGGGTATCAGTTGAACGGTACTTATTTAACAAAGTATATAACAAATTAAAAAGTAACCCTATTATCCAAAAACAATTGGGTGGTAGGGTTTTTGATTGCGTTCAGAAAGACGCTGTTTACCCATATATCGTTGTGGGTGAAACAAACGTCACTAACAAAGAAACGACCACGAGCATGGTCGAAGATGTCGGCATCACGTTACATGTTTATAGTCAAGCGCGTAATAGAGATGAGGCATCACAAATAATTCAATTTTTAGGCTTTGTTTTAAACAACGAAATAGAAATTGATTATTATTCATTCATTAAAAGTCGAATTGATACACAAGAAGTGATTACTGACATAGATCAGTACACTAAACACGGTATCATTCGGCTTGTTTTTAAATACAGACATAACACATTACAAAGGAGTGTAACGAATGGCGCAGGATAAATATATTGTCGCTCTCCAAATCGCTGATAAAGATTTAGCTAAGAAGCTAACTATCGAAGAAGCAACGCTTTTAGGTAGTTTAGCAGAGGGTGGGCACACTATCAGTAATGACCTTGCTGAAATCATTCAAGGCGGTAAGAAAGATTATAGCCGTAACTCTGTCGAAGAAGAAATCAAGTTGACGCTTGATGTCGTTCCGGGAGATAAAGGACAATTAGCATTAAAAGAATCAGTTAAGCAATTCAAACAGTTACGTGTTTGGATTTGGGAAACTAAAAAACGCGATGGCAAACATCACGGTGTATTCGCATATGTAGTTATCGAAGAGCACGAATGGTCATTTGATGATGAAGATAACAAAATCGAAATCACAGCGAAAGTTAAGTTCAATAGTGCAGACGGTACAATCAATGATTTACCAAAAGAATGGCTTAACCCTAGCGCATTGGCTCCAGTTGTTGAATTCGAAGATATGAACGCTTACGAAGATAGTTATGAAAACCGAACTAAAAAAACAACTGCTGGCAGTAGCGATTTAAGTATGTAATTAACGAGGGCATTAGCCCTCTATTTTTTTGTACAAAATAACGATAAACGAGGTATTTAATATGACTGAAACAACTTTTAATCCGATTACATCATTAACAATTAACAATGAAGAAGTAAAAGCAAAAGCAACATTTATGTTCGATAAAACCGCTAAAAAGTTTGCGACTGAACAAGAGGATAACAAAGGCAGAAAACAAACAATTTCAGGATTTACTAATGTTTATAACGCTTTATTAGAACGTGACACAGTAGCAATTGTAGACTTTTGGGAATGTGCAACGGCTTACCTAGGTAAAAGCGCACCTAAAAGAGAAGATATTGAAGCGGAAATCATGGAAATCATCGAAAGAGAAAACGACACGTTAAATCTATTACAAGGTGCGTTGGACGTAATGAATAATAGCGGTTTTTTCAAGCAGAAATCACGTCTATTCTGGACACAGATGAACCAAGCGCCATCGTTAGCCAAAGAAGACGAGAAAGAGGGCGCGAAAGCTGGTATCGAGATGATGAAGAACAACTACAAAGAAATCATGACCGTAGCACCTTATTAGACTATTCGGAAATAAGGCAGATGACAAGTCGTTACATAGGTTATATGAGTAATGACGAGTTAATGAGCATGCTACCTGCCGAATGGAATGACTGGATTATTGGGGCTAGACAAGCATTGATTGACCAAAGGGACATTGCGTTGTACGGCGCTCAATATAATGCGGTTGCTCAAGCTGGTAAATCACTAAAACGTTTTGTTAGGCAGAACGAAAGAGAACATTACATTATTCGTGGTCAAGAAGGTGAATACGAAAGAATGAAACAGCGTGAGCTAGCTAAAAACAAACGTAAAAGAGAAATACAAAAACAAGGGACTCGCAAGTTCCTTAACAGCTTAAAAACAAGTCATAAAGGAGGTTAGGCATGGAAAAGAATTTTCTGGCTCGTGTTACAGCTATAATCAGTGATTTTAAAAGGAACATCAGAACTGCTCAACGTATGGCTAAGACTGATATACCGGACGAAATCAAGACAGAAGTTACAGCTAACATAAGAGATTACCAAAGAGAGCTAACGCGAGCCAAATCGATGGCTCAACGTTGGCGAGAACATAAAGTTAATATCGATGCAGACGCTAGTAAAGTAAAACAAGTCATATCGTTTGTTAAAGCAGAACTATCGAATATCAGACGTAAAAAAGTTGAAATTGACGGCGACGCAAGCGGGTTGAAAAGAAATGTTACGACTTCTAAAGCAATGTTAGCTGGTTGGCGCAAACACACTGTTAAATTAGATTTTGATACAACCGGAATGACGAAAATGCAAGTAGCATTGACTGCTGGTAAAAGAGCGTTAGATCAGTATCAATCAACAATGGATGGCATCGCATCAAATATTAGAACTTTCGGTACTATCTTTGCACAACAAGTCAAAGGTTTAATGATTGCTAGTATACAAGCGTTAATACCAATAATTGCTGGATTAGTTCCGGCTATTATGGCAGTACTTAATGCCGTTGGTGTATTAGGTGGTGGCGTCATCGGGCTAGCTGGTGCGTTCTCTGTAGCTGGTGTTGGAGCAGTTGGTTTCGGTGCAATGGCTATTACTGCACTAAAAATGGTAAAAGATGGTACGTTAGCCGTAACGAAAGAAGTGCAGAACTTTAGAAATGCCAGTGATCAATTAAAAACTACATGGCAAGGCATTGTAAAAGAGAATCAAGCAAGTATTTTTAATGCGATGTCAGCGGGTATCAGAGGCGTTACAAGTGCGATGTCGCAATTAAAACCATTCTTATCCGAAGTATCTATGCTGGTTGAAGCAAACGCACGCGAGTTTGAGAATTGGGTTAAACATTCTGAAACGGCTAAGAAAGCATTTGAAGCATTGAATAGCATAGGTGGCGCAATCTTCGGAGATTTATTGAACGCTGCAGGACGATTTGGCGACGGATTAGTTAACATTTTCACTCAATTAATGCCATTGTTCAAATTCGTGTCTCAAGGATTACAGAACATGTCTATAGCTTTCCAAAATTGGGCTAATAGTGTAGCTGGTCAGAATGCTATTAAAGCTTTTATTGATTACACTACAACTAACTTACCTAAGATTGGTCAGATATTTGGCAATGTATTTGCTGGTATTGGTAATTTAATGATTGCTTTTGCTCAAAACAGTTCTAATATTTTTGATTGGTTAGTTAAATTGACTTCTCAATTTAGAGCTTGGTCAGAACAAGTAGGACAATCACAAGGATTTAAAGACTTTATCAGCTACGTCCAAGAGAATGGTCCTACTATTATGCAATTAATCGGCAACATCATAAAAGCATTAGTAGCATTTGGCACTGCAATGGCACCTATAGCTAGTAAATTGTTAGACTTTATCACTAATCTAGCTGGTTTCATTGCTAAGTTGTTTGAAACACATCCAGCAGTAGCGCAGATTATTGGTGTTATGGGTATTTTAGGCGGTGCATTTTGGGCTTTAATGGCTCCAGTTGTTGCTATAAGTAGTGTGCTTACAAATGTGTTTGGTTTGAGCTTATTCAGTGTCGTCAAAAAGATTTTAGAATTCGTTAGAACATCAAGTTTAGTTACTGGAGCTTTGGAAGCATTAACGGGTGTTTTTGGAACGATTTCAGCCCCGATTTTAGCAGTAATTGCAGTAATTGGTGCATTCATTGGAGTTCTAGTTTATTTATGGAAAACAAACGAGAATTTCAGAAACACTATTACTGAAGCATGGAACGGCGTTAAAACGGCAGTTTCTGGTGCAATTCAAGGTGTAGTTGGCTGGTTAACTGAATTGTGGGGCAAAATCCAATCAACATTACAACCGATAATGCCTATATTGCAAGTATTAGGACAAATATTCATGCAAGTCTTAGGTGTTTTGGTAATAGGCATTATTACAAATGTTATGAATATCATACAAGGTTTGTGGACTTTAATTACAATTGCGTTCCAAGCCATAGGAACAGTGATATCCGTAGCAGTCCAAATCATAGTAGGTTTATTCACTGCTTTAATTCAGTTGCTTACTGGCGACTTCTCAGGTGCTTGGGAGACAATTAAAACTACGATTACCAATGTACTTGATACGATTTGGCAATACATGCAATCAGTTTGGGAGTCAATTATCGGTTTTTTAACTGGCGTAATGAATCGAACACTTTCTATGTTTGGTACAAGTTGGTCACAGATATGGAGTACAATCACTAATTTTGTTAGCAGTATTTGGAACACTGTTACAAGTTGGTTCAGTCGTGTTGCTTCGAGTGTAGCTGAAAAAATGGGGCAAGCACTAAACTTTATTATCACAAAAGGTTCCGAATGGGTTTCTAATATTTGGAACACAGTTACAAGTTTTGCAAGTAAAGTAGCTGATGGATTTAAAAGAGTTGTCTCAAATGTAGGCGACGGCATGAAAAACGCGCTTGATAAGATTAAAAGCTTTTTCAGCGATTTTTTAAATGCCGGAGCGGAATTAATCGGCAAAGTGGCAGAAGGTGTAGCTAACGCCGCGCACAAAGTAGTAAGCGCGGTAGGCGATGCGATTTCATCAGCGTGGGACTCTGTAACTTCATTTGTAAGTGGACACGGTGGAGGTAGTGGTTTAGGTAAAGGTTTAGCGGTATCACAAGCTAAAGTAATGGCTACTAGCTTCGGTAAAACATTTACAAGTGAGTTAGGTTCAACGTTAACGGATGGATTCAACGACAGTTTAACACCAAGCGTTGACGGCCATATGACAAATGATGTGCAACATAGTATGAAAGAAAATAATAGACCTATTGTTAATGTAACTGTTAGAAACGAGGGCGATCTAAACATGATTAAATCTCACATTGACGATATGGATGCAAAAGATGGTAGTTTCAACTTAATGTAAGGGAGGTTTGTTTATTGATAGCCCATGATGTAGAAATTATTAAAAATGGTGTGAAGTACCGAGTCAGTGACAATCCTCACACTTACAAACACTTAAGAGTGCTTGATTACAATGTTATCGGTTCGGGTTACAAAAGGAATTATTCGCCTTTAGATGGTGTTGACGGACGTTTTCACAATTACGCTAAAGAAGAATATAAAAAAGTTGAATTAAGATTGAGGTATGAAGTACCTAAAATTGCTTATGCCTCACATCTTAAATCAGACATTCAAACATTGTTTTATGGTCGCTTTTACCTAAGAGAATTGGCAACGCCGGATAACACTATCAAATTTGAAAATATGTTCGAACCATTAGAACAAGGATTTGAATTAGATTATGTTGACGGTAGACAACTATTCGTTGGATTAGTTAGCGAAGTATCTTTTGACACAACTAAGACATCAGGAGAAATCACGTTAACCTTTGAGACGACAGAATTGCCGTTCTTTGAAAGTATCGGCTATAGCACTGATTTAGAAAGTGATAACGATTTAGAAAAATGGTCAGTTCCGGACAGAATAGCACTAAATGAAAATGATAGAAGTAGACAAATGACATTCTATAACACGAGTTCTGGAGATGTTTATTACAACGGAGATGTAGCGTTGACGCAATTCAACCAATTCAATGTAGTTGAAATTGAATTAGCCGAAGATGTTAAAGCTGATGATAAAGACGGTTTCACTTTCTATATGGATAAAGGAAACATCTCAGTAATTAAAGATGTCGATTTAAAAGCAGGCGATAAAATCATTTTTGATAACAAGCACACATATAGAGGTAATTTAAATATTGACCTATACAACAAGACGTTAGAACAACCGGTGTTGTATCCTGGTTGGAATCATTTTAAAGCCAACAGACTTATGAAAAAGATAGTCTTTAGACACAAATTATATTACAGATAAGGAGTAGCATATGCCGGTATTATTAAAAAGTTTGCAAGGCGTCGGTCATGCGATTCATGTTAATACAAAATTAAACGAAAAATTGAACGAAGATAGCACGTTAGACATTGATATGATAGAAAATGCCAGCACTTTCGACGCAATCGGCGCTATTACAAAGATGTGGACTATCACAAATATAAAAGGGGAAGACGACCTCAACGAATATGTAATAGTAATGCTTGATAAATCAACAATCGGAAACAAAATCAAACTTAGTATCAAAGCGAGACAAAAAGAATTAGATGATCTAAACAATTCTAGGATTTACCAAGAATATAACGAAAGTTTCACAGGCGTAGAATTTTTTAACACTGTATTTAAAGGAACTAGTTATAAGTACGTATTGCACACTAAGGTTGACGCATCAAAGTTTGAGGGATTAGGCAAGGGAGACACAAGGCTTGAGATATTCAAAAAAGGGCTTGAACGTTATCATCTCGAATATGAATATGAAGCTAAAACTAAGACGTTTCACTTGTACGATGAATTATCTAAAGTAGCAGGTTACTACATCAAATCAGGTGTAAATGCTGATAATGTCAAAATTCAAGAAGATGCTTCGAAATGCTACACATATATAAGAGGTTATGGCGACTTTGACGGCCAACAAACTTTTACAGAGGCTGGATTACAATTCGAATTCACACACCCATTAGCACAACTGATTGGGAAAAGGGAAGCGCCTCCGTTAATAGATGGACGTATAAAAAAAGAAGATGTTTTAAAAAAATCAATGGAGCTAGTGTTAAAGAAAAGTGTCACTGCTTCTATTTCTTTGGACTTCGTAGCACAGCCTGAGCATTTTCCAGAGGCTAATCCTAGAATTGGCGATGTTGTAAGAGTAGCTGAACCAACTATAGGTTATAACGACTTAGTAAGGATAGTCGAGATTACTACACATAGAGATGCATATAACAATATCATCAAACAAGATGTAGTATTAGGCGATTTTACAATGCGTGACAGATATAGAAAAGCTATCCATGAAGCTACGAACTATGTTAAGAATGTAAAAACAACTAAGTCAGACCCAGCTAAGTACTTGAGAGAACTAAACGCTAAAGTTAACGCTAGTTTATCTATAAATAACGAATTAGTTAAGCAGAATGAAAAAATAAACGCAAAAGTCGATAAGATGAATACTAAAACAGTTACAACTGCTAATGGTACGATCATGTACGACTTTACAAGTCAATCAAGTATAAGAAATGTTAAAACAATTGGAACGATTGGCGACTCTGTAGCTAGAGGGTCGCACGCAAAAACTAATTTCACAGAAATGTTAGGCAAGAAATTGAAAGCTAAAACGACTAATCTTGCAAGAGGTGGCGCAACAATGGCAACAGTTCCAATAGGTAAAGAAGCGGTAGAAAACAGCATTTATAGACAAGCAGAGCAAATAAGAGGAGACCTAATCATATTACAAGGCACTGATGATGACTGGTTACACGGTTATTGGGCAGGCGTACCGATAGGCACTGATAAAACGGATACAAAAACGTTTTACGGTGCCTTTTGTTCTGCAATTGAAGTTATTAGAAAGAATAATCCAGATTCAAAAATACTAGTGATGACAGCTACAAGACAATGCCCTATGAGTGGTACAACAATACGCCGTAAAGACACGGACAAAAACAAACTAGGGTTAACACTTGAGGACTATGTAAACGCTCAAATATTAGCTTGTAGTGAGTTAGATGTACCAGTGTTTGACGCATATCACACAGATTACTTTAAGCCATACAATCCAGCTTTTAGGAAAGCGAGCATGGAGGACGGCTTACACCCTAACGAAAAAGGTCACGAGGTTATTATGTACGAGTTAATCAAGGATTATTACAGTTTTTACGACTAAAGGAGGCAACCAATGGCTTACGGATTAATAACAAGTTTGCATTCTATCACTGGCGAAAAAGTAGTTGCTCAGCACGAGTACAACTATCGATTACTTGATAATGGAATGAGCAAACTTGAGAAAATGTTTATATATCATCAAAAAGAAGAAATATACGCACACTCAGCGAAACAAATTAAATACTTGAATGACAGTGTTGAAGATTATTTAACGTATTTAAATGGCCGTTTT